TATTGTCTGATAATGATATGAATTAGTATTATTAACCCTCTCTAATCTCCTTTATTATCCTTATAAATGGTTGATCTTATAGTTACTTTAAACGTTTAAATCCTTCAACTTATTTGTGTTTAAATCCCTTTAAATCCTTCAACTTATAGTGTTAGAAACGTTTAGAAATACCTGATCTTATAGTCACTTTAAACGTTTAAATCCTTCAACTTATAGTGATCTAAGGCTTCAGTCTATCATGCTCTCTCAGTTATGTCAACCCCCCAAACATAAAACATCAGAAACCTTCTGATTTTTCAGATAAGTCTTATAAATATGTCAGTCTCTTGACTAACACGGCTAAAAGGATTATAATTTAAGAGTATCAGCCTCCCCTCTGCAATCTTCCTATGGTTTCCTATCAATTGGCTCAGAAGCGACGTGTAAGAATCACCCTTAATCTAGAGGTGATGGGTGACTTTAACCCCCGTGAGATTGATTATACAAAGTTATTCAAATTGGAGCCAGATGAGACAGTGGATGCATATGTCGAGGATTTCAATGTAGACTGGTAAAGTATCACAAACCCTCTGTATAGTTTCTAACAATTAGAAGGTTTTTTACAGTCTTAGAGCTCACAGCTGGAGCAAACGTTACTTTTCACATAAGACCATCAATCATAAGCTAATAACTTTAGTAACCTTTAAAGTGTTTCTATAGTATAAGCCGGCCAATCACACTGGGCATTGATCTCGCAAGCATTTAGTTGCTAAACGCCAATTCATATAAGCCCTAGTACATTCTTAAGCCCTAGTACATTCTAGGGCTTTATTCCCTCTTACTATCAAGGAGTTACTATGGTAATTAATCATGATAAAGACTACCATGGTGAAATTAATTATGGTAATCTATATCCAGAAGATTGGTACTGGTTTGATACATCAGACGAAACCAGACTTGAGAATATAATTGACTTTGGCAAAGGTAGATTAACCAGTGCTAATGATCAACAATCAACCTGGTATCAAGGGCCTCAATGATTCTCTAATCTAAGCATCCTTAGCGTTGTTTTTCTTAGGGATTCATAATCTCCTGGGCATCGAGAGTGTAAGTCCCAGTACATTCGCACACTGTTTTAACTAAATTATGTCACGTTCTGTTATGCTTGGGCTCCTAAAGATGGGCACCAATGGTAATGAAATTTTGGAAATCTTACAGTCAATTGTGGATGGTAATGTAGAGAGCTAATATAACACTTAATGCCTTATAGGGGGGAAACACTTTCCCCTCCTTATTAGTATCCTGTTATTGTTAGTAACCTTTAAACTGTCCTTATAGTGTAACCACGCAGGAACACATTTGAAACTCACAGCAGAACTTCTAGAACGTTATTCACTTGTCGGACAGGTGAAAGTTTTTAAGAAGTATTTTCGTCCATTCGGTCCTGCAGCGCATGACACAATGCGCACCACAACTATATGGACTCCACGCATGTTAAAGGGCATTCGGTAACATTCTCCCTTAGTCCTGAGTATGACTTTAAACTACTCATTTACACACATGGCTAACACTTTCACAGATCATTTACACACATGACTAACACCTTCACAGAAGAATACGACATGTGCGGTGATATGACCATTACACAATTCTTAGAATATGTTAACATCAAACCCGTTTCAGTTGTTAACACTCATGGCGGTAACTGTGGTCAGTCGTATAATGTAACGTTTAAAAGTTTTGATGATATGATGACATTCACCCGTGAGTATTTTGGAGACTATAGTGACACCGAGATCTATGAAGTTATGCAATGGACTACACCTCACGCGTGTAACTAATTAACACATATTCCCCATACAGTTGTTGACAAATAAGGGGACTAATAGTAGAATGACAGTAATACCGAAGCGACAGTGATTTACGGGGGTTTGTGATAACCGGCGACCGCCGTAGCCGTTTATAAATTGCCATAAGTCCCTAACCTACACTGTATGTCTTTTGCGAGGCAGATATAAAAAGATAAAAAAAAATTCCCGTAGAAAAAATACCAAATTTATGTTGAATATAATGGAGGCCCTTAGAGGGTTTTTTTAATATTATGAAGGGTGTGGTATAATACTAAGAACACCTCAACAGGTCTGAGAGACCATTCCGTAGGAAAAATTTCTCAAAACTTTTGTAATAATCTATGTTGAATGTAATGTTTAAATTAACATATCGAATCATCAGAGGTATTATCTTATTACCCGTAGCGGTAGGATTGATAAGTTTACTGAATATAATCGAGGATAATAAAACCATCAATAATTCGGAAACCCTCAGAGGGGCCTCCGCTCGTGAAATGATAATAGATAGATCAGATATGACTTATGGGAGTAATTAATGGTTGAGTATAGTAATGTTGAGAGTGTTGAAAGGCTTGAGCCTACAAAGTATTACCACATATATTTGAAAGATGAGTGTATACTTAATAATCTTAAGGAAGAGAAATTCAAAGAATCATGGGAGATATTGAATAATCTTGTAGGGTTAATAGATAGTGAATATTCAGAGGGGGACTTATCATATGTTCAAGTTTTTTACTCAGATTATGGGACCGAAGAGAGCTCGTATTAATAAAGGATTACCTATTGACACCAAATAAATATTCAAGTATAATAATAATTGAAATGGAGTGACCTTATTTCATGGCTAAAGGATTTACAGTAAAGGCTGCAGTACCTAAGAGAAGTAACAAGAATAGTGATACAGAATGGGACTATGGCGCTATTAAGGAAAGGATGAAAGGTAAGAGGATTGTCTTTTGTCTTCCTGGTCGTAGTGTTAGTTATACCTATCTTAAGAATTTTGTTCAACTATGTTTTGACATGGTTCAGAATGGGATGAGTATTCAGATTAGTCAAGACTATAGTTCAATGGTAAACTTTGCACGTTGTAAGTGTCTAGGTGCTAATGTACTTCGTGGACCTGATCAAATTCCTTGGGATGGTAAATTAGAGTATGATTATCAGTTATGGATTGATAGTGATATTGTATTCGACACTAATAAGTTCTGGCAATTATGTGACCTAGCATTAAATGCTGAAGGTGAGGAGAAGCAGATTGTTGCTGGTTGGTATAGTACAGAAGATGGTAAGACTACTTCTGTTGCACATTGGTTAGATGAGGATGACTTCCGCAATAATGGTGGAGTCATGAATCATGAAATGGTTGATGGTATTCAGAAACGTAAGAAGCCTTTTACTGTTGATTATACAGGATTTGGATGGGTTATGATTCAGAATGGTGTATTTGAAAGTGAGGGTATGAAGTATCCTTGGTTTGCTCCTAAGATGCAAGTATTTGAATCTGGTGCAGTTCAAGATATGTGTGGTGAAGATGTTTCATTCTGTCTTGATGCAATTGAATCTGGAATTGATATTTGGTGTGATCCACGTATTCGTGTTGGACATGAAAAGATGAGAGTTATTTAAAATGTGGGGATTTTATTTTGATTTTCCTAGTGAGTTCTATTCAGGGCCCACCTTAATGTACACTATCTACAATTGGTAATTAACTATGGCTATGATGAATGGTGGGAACTATGTTCCTTCTAAACCAAAGAAGACCCGTCAAGGATGTTCACAGTACACTCTCCGAAGTGCTACATCACGTAATAAAGCAAAGAAGCATTATAGAGGTCAAGGTAAATAAATTATAATTAAACCGGGGTTAAACCCGGTTTTTTTGTATGAAATAATAAATCCTTACCTACATATAATATAAACCAGTAAAGGACTTATTATAAATGGAGAACCAAGACAATTTACTTCGTGAGATCGCTAATGACGGACTCACACCCAAGAAAAAGAAATGCGTTAATACTGATGGTCTTTTTGAGACAACTGATTGTTCTCATCCTGATCATCAGTGTACTTGTGGTGCTCAACAAGTAACCCTAAACGAATTCTAAAGATACTGTCTAAATAAAGACAGTATTCTTGTATTATTGTGCCAGTCCAAAGGGTTAGTAAAGAATTTAAAGACATTAGTGCTTCATTTCAGATTAACCCTCTGACTAATGATTTAATTGTAATTAAAAATACTAATGCTATTGCAAGATCGATTCGTAATTTAATTTTCACACAGAAAGGAGAAAGACCATTTGAACCAAATTTAGGTTCAGGTGTTTATGGTATTCTTTTTGAGAATGTTGATAAACAGTCTGCTTCTGTTATTCGTGATGAAATTATTCAAGTACTTGAAAATTATGAACCAAGAGTAGATATTATTGAAGTCTTGGTTAAACCAAATTACGATTCTGCTGCAATGGATGTGACTCTTCAGTATGAAATTGTTGGTATTAATGTACCAGCACAGGAATTAACGTTAGCATTAGAATCCACTAGGTAAATGCCTTTAGTAAATTTTAGTAACTTAGATTTTGATCAGATAAAGACTTCACTTAAGAATTACCTTAAGGCGAATTCAAACTTTACTGATTACGATTTTGAAGGGTCTAACCTTTCAACCATTATTGATGTGTTAGCTTATAACACATACATTAATTCATATAACACCAACATGGTGACAAATGAAGTATTCATTGATAGTGCCACGTTGAGACAGAACGTCGTCTCCTTGGCAAGAAATATTGGTTACCTTCCAAGATCTAGGAAAGCATCGAAAGCAAATATTAGTTTTAACATTGATGCTAATAACACCCAGGCAACATCAATTACATTAAAGGCTGGAATTTGTGTTACCACTAGTTCAAGATTCGTAAATACTAATTTTACATTTATTGTTCCATCGGACATTACAGTACCAGTAGATTCTGATGGGTTTGTAAAGTTTAGTAATATTGATATTTATCAGGGAACATGGATCACACAAGCATTTTCTGTAAGTTCTAGACTTCCTAATCAAAAGTTTATTCTTTCTAATCCTGGTATCGATACTGATCTAATCAATGTTATTGTAAGAGAATCAGAGACATCAACAATTCAACAGAAATATACATTATCTAATAGTTTATTTGATGTTACAAGTAATTCAGCAATATATTATATTAAGGAAATAAATGATGAGAGATATGAAATCTTGTTTGGTGATGGTGTTTTTGGTAAGAAGTTAGAGGAACCAAACTACATCACTATTAGTTATCCAGTTTGTGCTGGACCAGAAGCAGATAATATTGATAAATTTAGATTTAGTGGTAGTCTAGTAGATAACAATGGTATTGTTATCAATAACGGCATTTCACTTATTACTGTAAATACCGCATCTTATGGTGGAAAAGATATTGAGGCAACGGAATCTATTAAAAAGTATTCAACTCAGATCTACTCATCACAGAATAGAGCAGTTACTGCAGCAGATTATGAAGCCATTGTTCCTACATTATATCCAGAAACCGAATCTGTATCCGCATTTGGTGGAGAAGTACTGACACCTCCAGCATATGGAAAGGTTTTTATCAGTGTTAAACCAAACAATGGTGTGTATCTTTCTGGAGATATTAAAGAAAACCTTGTAAATAATTTAAAGAAACACTCTGTTGTTGGTATTGTGCCAGAGATTGTTGATCTCAAATATTTGTATGTTGAAACAGATGTCAATGCTTATTATAATACAGACATTGCACCTTCTTCTTCCTATATTAGGTCACTAATTATAGAGAATATCCAAAATTATTCAAATTCCAAAAGTTTGAATAGATTTGGTGCAAGATTTAAGTATAGTAAATTTCAAAAGATTGTTGATGATAGTCACACTTCTATCACCTCAAACATCACTACAGTGACTATGAGAAGAGATTTGGTACCTGTGTTAAATAGTTTTGCCGAATACGAAATTTGTTACGGAAATCGGTTTCATGTTAAGAGTGAACTAGGTTACAACATTAAATCTTCAGGATTTAAAGTTAGTGGTATCAGTGATACTGTTTATTTTGGTGATATGCCAAATTGTGATTTAAAAACCGGAACGATCTTCTTGTTTAAATTAAATTCACCAACTGAACCAGTCATTCTAAAGAAGTCTATTGGAATAATTGATTATGTTAAAGGTGAGATTATATTAAATCCAATTAATATTATATCAACATCTATAATTAGATCAATTTCATTGATTGAGATTTCTGTCTCACCATATTCAAATGATGTAATTGGTTATCAAGATCTTTATTTACAGGTAGATCCATCTTCCAGTATTGTAAGTACTCTTACCGACAATATATCATCTGGTAATGATGTTTCTGGAACAAATTATAATGTAACATCCAGTTATACAAACGGAACACTAATCAGAAGTTAAAGAATGTCAGTAGATAGAATTAAGTTCCAGAATATTGTCGAGAGTCAAGTTCCTGACTATGTTAGAGACGATTTTCCGCTTCTTGTTGATTTTTTAAAACAATATTATGTGTCACAAGAATATCAAAGTGGAACATATGATCTTGTTCAAAATATTGATCAATATGTAAAGGTTGAGGAATTAACACATCTCACAACCTCTACTATTCTTGGTGCGAATTTATCATATACTGACACAACAATTACAACCAATAGTAGTGGTAACTTCACTGAAGGGTTTCCAACTAGAGACGGTCTGATTCAGATTGATGATGAGATTATTTACTATGAGTATAAGACAGACACCGCCTTTGAGAATTGTAGAAGGGGTTTTAGTGCGGTAACTTCCTACGAAGGATCCAATACACCTGATGAATTAGTATTTAAATCATCAGAGGCTGATACTCATACTGCAGAAGTAGAGATTAAGAATTTAAGTATTATATTCTTACAAAAATTCTTAACTAAGTTGAAGACTCAGGTGCTTCCTGGTTTTGAAGATAGAACTTTATATACTGGATTGAATCAAGAAAATTTTATCTATCATGCAGATAGTTTCTACAAATCTAAAGGTACTAATCTGTCTTTTGAAATTCTTTTTAGAGCTCTTTATGGTCAAGATGTAGAAGTTGTTAGACCTAGTGATTTTCTGTTAAGACCTTCTAATGCAAACTTCAAAGTAACCACCGACATTATTGTTGAAAAGTATCTTGGTGATCCTATGGATCTCAAGAATAAAACTCTTTTCCAAGATAGTACAGGGGCCCGTGGTTCTGTTAGTAATGTTAGACCTGTTGTATATAATGGAAAGGTTTATTATCAGACTAGTCTTGATCTTGGTTACGATAGGGATATTGATGTAGACGGAACTGTATATTCATCTTTTGTACCAAATAAGAAGACAAAGATTCTAAATGATGTCTCTATCGGTTCAACATATATTGACGTAGATTCTACTATTGGTTTCCCACAGACTGGAATACTCGACACTACTGATATTGATGGTGTCAATTATTTTACATCATTCACTTCTAAAAATGATAATCAATTCTTTAATGTCCCTTCAGTAATCAGTAAGATTGAAAAAGGAACTGATATCACTTTATACGATCTTGCATATGCATATGTAAGTGAAAGTATTTCCCAAGAGAAAATTGAAGTAAAAATATCTACAGCACTTAAAGATATTGTATTTGATGATAAGAACCACTCTCTAAAACATGGTGATACAATTAATTTAAAATCTATTGGTATTAGTAAAAATACAGAAAAGACAAGAAACTGGAATTTAAACGTTAATGTTAATTGGAAAGTAAAAACACTTACTCTTACTGATGCTTCTCAAAAGAGATATAGTGTTAAATTAAACCAAGACCATAATATTTTAAACTCCAACAACAAAGTTACCTTTACTGACAATAAAAATAATGTCACTGAGGCAATTGTTGTTTCTATTACTTCTGGTGACACATTTACTGTAACTGCACAAAATTTACTTGATCTTACAGAAGATTATTCTGTAGAGAATCAAACACTATATGTAAACTCAACAAAGTATCCATATCTTAATAAGTATTTTGTAAATGTTCAAAATATTTACTCAAAATATAATAATGATCTTCTTGTTTCATCCAACTCAATACCATCATTTAATAATGTTTTAATTAATCCTTATAATAGATTACTGAAGTTTAGTGGTGTGGCAAACAATAATGCCATTCAACTACTTAGTAATGGTGATCATGGTTACTATACTGGTGATACAATTTATTATACACCGGGAACAATAACCACTACCACAACAGATACTGATGGAAATACAATTACTATAACATCTCCATCAACATTTGAAGGTATTGAAGAAGGTGTTTTCTACATTAAGAGAGTTGACAACTTAAACATAAAGTTATCAAAGAGTAGTTCAAATCTCTTCAATGACATTTTTGTCACATTAAACGGTTCTGTTGTTGATGTTACCTTTGAGTACTTTAACTTTCGTAATAAAACATTTGAACCCCAGTCTATTTACAGAGAAATTTCTTCACCTGTAAATAAGAGTGGTGAATATAAGACTGTTACAGGATACACTGGTATTCTGAATAATGGTGTCGAGATCTTAAACTATAAGTCTCCCAATAAATTAAACTATGGTAGTATAAATGAGTTTAAAGTTGTAAATGGCGGTAAAGGATATGATGTTATCAATCCACCCATCCTAAAAGTTGATGACATTGTAGGAACTGGTGCAACCGGTGTCGTTAATGTCAAAGGTCAGTTAGAAAGAATTGATGTTATTAATAGTGGTTTTGATTATCAACAAAGGCCTATTGTCACTATATCTGGTGGTAATGGTATCGATGCAGCTGCTGAAGTAAGACTATCTTCAGTAACACATGATGTCCCATTTAATGCTGAACAGAGCTCTGCGCAGGTCAGTCTTGGTTCCAGTACCATTGGATTTTCTACCTTTCACAAATTTAGAGACAGTGAGGAGGTAATATACCTCACAGACAACCAGATGGCCGTTGGAGGTCTTTCTACTGCCGCCTCATATTATGTTGGAGTCGTAGACAGCAAGACTGTAAAACTCTATGAAAACTTTGATGACTCTATTGTTGGTATTAATACCATCAGACTTAAGTTCTTTGGTAATGGGGTTCATAAGCTTAGATCTTCTACACTGAAAAATATTGTTACTTCTATTGTTGTTACAAATCCTGGTACAGGATATGAGAACAAAGAGAGAGGAATTGTTGGTGTTAATACCGCATTAAATGAGTTTACCATTAATGATCATGGTTATTCTGAGAAAGATATTGTAAATTATACAGGTTCGACCGTCAATGGTTTGGTCCAATCCAAAGATTATTATGTTGTAAAGATTGATAACAATAAGTTCTCACTTTCAGAAGTCGGAACTGGAAACACCTCTGTTGACTATTATTATAATAGAAATGTTTCAGTTGATCTCAGATCAACTGGTTCTGGTTCTTTCAACTACAAACCAATTGTTGTTAGTGTTGATGGTATCACTGGTGTATCTACTAGAGCTGGTCAAGACTTCTCTTGTCAGGTTCAACCAATATTCAGAGGAAAAATTGAATCTATCGATGTAACTGGTCGTGGTGTTGGATACGGTTCATCAGAGGTTATCAACTTTTATAGAAAGCCAGGTACAACTATCTTTAGTGGTTCTACTGCGGTTCTAGATCCTGTCATTAATAATGGTCAGGTTGTAGATGTTTTGATCAATAATCCTGGTTCAGGATACAACTCTCCTCCTGATTTAGAACTTCAGACTACAACTGGTAAGAATGCGGCACTAACACCAGTCCTTAATGATGGAAAAATTGAATCTGTTAGTGTCATTAAGGGTGGTGCAGGATATGTTCCAGACAAAACGACTATCAAAGTAACTGCATCTGGTAATGAAGTTGTGATTGATCCAATGATCGATCAATGGAACATCAACTTGTTTGAAAGAAACTTTAACATTATTAATGGTGACGATGGTTTTCTTGATAACAATATCGGTGATGATGAGTTACAATATTCATATCTTTATGCTCCTCGTCCATTAAGAGAAAATACATTTGTTATTTCTGGAACCTTAGACGATAACACCCGTTATGGAGTTAGAGACCTTAAAATTGTAAATGGTGTTGAGGTCTCAAATACATTTCATTCACCAATTATTGGTTGGGCATACGATGGTAATCCCATTTATGGTCCATATGGTTTTAATCAGGCTGATGGTTCTTCTTTTGTAAGTGAAATGAAGTCTGGATATGAGTTAAAGACTTCTGACTTAAACAGACCACCTATTTCTTTATATCCCTTAGGTTTCTTCATAGAAGATTACATATACACTGGTGCTGGTGATCTTGATGAACACAACGGTAGATTCTGTGTTACACCAGATTATCCAAATGGAACCTATGCATACTTCGCAACAATTAATACAATCAATGACTCTGTTGGACCCTTCAAAAATTTCAGGAGACCACAGTTCCCATATCTGATTGGTGATTCTTATAACTCATTACCAAACATCACTAATTTTAAAACAATATCCAATCAGAATGAATACGATATCCAAGGTAATGGTTGGTTAAGAAATACTTACAACTACAATCTCAATGATAATAATTATAAGTATATTTTCAATTCTAATTTTGTAAAAGAACAAAATTTAAAAGTTACTTCCGCATCTCTGGGTGTGGTTGAAGAAGTTGATATTTTGGCAGGTGGTTCTAATTATAAGGTCAATGATGACATTATATTTGATAATTCAAATAGTGGTGGAAATGGGGCACTTTCAAAAGTCACATCAATTGAAGGTAAGACAGTTGACACTGTTAGTATTGCAAGAACAGTATTTTATGATGTAGAATTTACTCCATCTTCTAATAGAACATTTATTGGATTTTCAACTCAAATACATTCATTTAATAATGGTGACATTATAAATGTAAATGGGTTGTCCCATTACTTTGGTGGATTTGATGGTGCATACAATGTTGGTGTAAGAAGAGATAACTTTGTATTGACTCTTGGTATTTCTACTGCAAGTAGTAATGACGTTAACTACTTATATGTTAATGGTATTCTTGAGCATCCTTATATCAGACCTGACGATATTCTCACAATTGATGAGGAGAAAGTAAGAGTTCTAAATCTTGACCAGAGAACAGGAAGGATTAGAGTCCAAAGAGCAGTAGAAGGAACCAGTCCTGTTCCACATCAAAATAGTTCTATTCTCTATGAGAATCCTAAGAAGTTCCGTATTAATGTAGGTTCTCTCAAGACTACCAGAATATTTAATGTAAATGAAATCCTTTATTTCGATCCTGCAGAATCTGTTGGTCTTGGGACTGTGTTGGGAACAGGTATTGGTAATACTATCATATTCTCAAATCCTGGTGTTGGTCAAACTCAAGTAATTATTGAGCCACAATCAATTTACTATCCACACCATAACCTAAAACTTAATGATTCACTAATCTACACACCAAATGGTGGTACAAGTATTGAGGTTTGGAATGGATCTTCTACTGGATATGTGAACCTCTCATCATATCAGAACATTTATGCCGTTCCACTGTCCGATAACACTTTCGGTATTAGTTCTAACAAGGTAGGACTTGATTCTACTGGAACATATATTGGTATAAACACTTCAACATCACTTTTTTACTTCACCAACGTTGGTGTAGGTAATAGTCACAAATTTACTACTATTTTTAATAATGTAGTTACTGCTGAAGTTTCTAAAAATACTATAACTGTATCCACTGCTTCTACTCATGGTTTGACCGAAGGGGATCTTGTTAATATTAATATTAAACCAAATATTGAGGATACTGTAATAGTCAAATATAATGACTTTAATAGAAGAATTGTATTTGATCCTAAGACTTTTGTTGCAGGTAATGTTGATGTTGTACGTAACTCTATTAACTTCTCTGGAGAGTTTTTCAAACTTGGGGATAAGGTTATTCATACATCCTCTTCACCTTCTAGTGGTCTTGAGGATAATGCGATCTACTACGTAGTTCCTTTTAACGATACGAAAGTAAGACTGGTGAGAGAGAAGTATGAAGTAAACTTAGAGAATCCAGACTTTGTAGACATTAGTAGTGCTTCTGGTGGTACTCTTTCTAAGATTAATCCAAGGGTTCAAACTAAGAAGAATAATACACTTACATTTGATCTTTCTGACTCATCATTATCATTCATCAATGGTGGAGCTAAGTTCCCTGCCTTTGATATGAACCTTTATTCAGATAGAGAGTATTCTAATATCTTCTTTACCACAGGAGAAACAAGTCAGTTTGAAGTTGTTAAGACTGGAAGACCTGGTGTTGATTTAGATGCAAGTCTCAAATTATCTGTTCGTGACACTGTTCCAACACAACTCTACTACAGATTTGAACCAGACTATCTGGATACCATACCATCAATTAAATCTGATATCATCATTGATAATGATGTTAATGTACATAATTCTGTTGAAGTTGTTGAATCTCTTTATAATGGTAGTTATAACATCGAAGGTGTAGGATCGACATCGTTTAATTATAGTATTAAGGATATTCCCGATGTTTCTTTATATAATTCTTCTAATTCAACTCTGAAGTATACCACAACTTCTAAGAGTGCGTTTGGTGCAATTTCAAACATCAATGTCAATGACGGTGGATCAGGATACAAAGAACTTCCTGGCATAACTTCAATAAGAAGTGGTATTGGTAGTAATGCAATAGTTACAATTTCTAGTAACAGTATTGGTGAAATTCTATCTACTAAGTTTGAAGAGATTGGTTTCGACTATCCTTCTGATCAGACACTTAAGGTTGTTGCAAATATTCCAGAAGTTTTAGAAGTAGAGGCACTTCAATCAATTAAAAATATTAGTATTACTTCTTCTGGTAAGAATTATTTGACAAATCCAGAACTAGTCATTCTCGATGGTTTTACTAATAAGGTTATTAAAGATGTAGACCTTAAATATAATCTCGGTGACACTGAGGTTAACATCTTTAAGAATACAAACGGTCTTTATAGTACAACACCAACAATTATTCCAACTAGGAATTCCAATGGTGTTGGTATTTCTTCGATTTCTTATACAGAGTCAACCAAAAATGTCAGAGTATATTTGGGTTCTCAGTTCAGTGATTCGGTAGACTTTAGATATAAGACTGGTGCAAAAGTTTTGATTGAAGGAATCTCTGTTGCTATTGGTTCTACAGATATTGGATATAACTCTGAGAACTATGATTATGCTTTGTTTGATGTAACTGGATTTGATATGCAACTTGGTGGTTCTGGTGCATACTTTGAATATAGTCTTGATGGTTATCTGAAGTCTGGTGAGAGTCCAGGTATTATGGATGAAGTAAGATCTATAGGTAGAGCAATTCCTGAAAGTGATTTTCCAGTTTTTGATATTAACTTGAAACCAAATAACTTCTTTATTGATGAGATTGTAAACTCTGGTACTAATAGTGGTATTGTTGAGAGATGGAACCCTACTAACAGAACATTGGTAGTTTCTACATCTGATGGGTTTGAAGTTAATTCAAAAATTATAGGAGAAGCTTCTGGAACTGAAGTCATTATTCAGAAGAAATTTGACTTTAATTCAACGGTTGCAACTGGAGCAGGTACTAATATCATTGATGGATGGAATACAAATATTGGTTTCTTGAACGACAGTCTTCAGAAAATTCCAAACAATGAGTATTATCAGAATCTGTCTTATTCACTTAAGTCAACTGTTCCTCTGGAAAAATGGGATGATGCAATTTCCAGTCTTGGTCATGTTGCAGGTCTTGCTAAGTTTGCAGACTTAGCTGTAGAGTCAACAGAACATACTCCAGGTGGTATCATTGTATCTACACCAGAGTCTGACGTTGAAGTTGTTATTGATGTTATTAGTGAGTCAAGTATTCATTGTTGGCAAGACTTTGATAATGTTTCTGAGAACTCTTTTTATATTAATAAACTTCTTACATCCGATGAAATTATATTTGAAAATAAGATTCTCACTGATTTCAATGAATCCGTTGGTAACAGAGTTCTGAGTATCGATGACTTTAGTAGTACTTTTAATAGTGTTGAAAGACCGGATAAGTTTGCAAATGTTGGACAATTCCCTTCAAATTACACCTACAATAAGATCCTTGTTTATGCTAGAGATCAGGTTCTTACTAATAATAGACAGATTGATTTCTTATCAGTTCTACACAATAAAAATACTACCCTTATTTCTCAATATGGAACTCTTGATACCAAGTACTTAGGTTCTTATGACTTCATTCCTGCATCAGATGGGACAGAGTGGTTCATAAGATTCTATCCAATTTACTTTGCATATCATTCTTATGATCTTAGCCCGATTTCATTCAGTCTTCTTGATAACAATAGTGGTATAGGAACAACTACATTCGGTGATATTGTTCAGGTTGATAGTTCAAGAGTTGATGTTGCAATTGGTACAACTACAACCGTTACTTCTATTCCAACTACATATAGATCTGCCAAGTTACTTGTACAGATTGAAGATACTACAGACAATTACTCTGTTGATGAACTAAATTTAGTTCATGATGGAACTGATGTTTATCTCTTAGAATATGGCAATCTTATAACAAATATAGTTGGATTTGGTACTTTCAATGCTTATATCGATGGTAGTAATATTGATGTTGATTTCATTCCAAATGTAGGTGTTGCTCTTACTGTCAACACATCGATCATTGCTACTTCTGATACTGGGACTGGTCCAGGAACGATTTATCTAGATAATTCAAAATTAGAGTCTAAACTTACTTCAATTTCAGCATCTGGTTCACCAGGTGTAACTACAATTGCATCATATTCAGGGAATATAGAATCTTCTTACTATATTGTTACTGTTAATGATACAACAAACTCCGAATATGAGTCATTTGAAGTTATCACACTTAATTCTGTCGCTAGTTCAGCAGAATTTGTTGAATATGCAAATGTCCAGAGTGGAGGATCACTGGGTCAGGTAGGTGTGGATACAAGTAGTGGTAATCTTACACTTACATATGCACCAATTGCAGGAATTGACGTGGAAGTAAGAGTATTCTCTATTGGTGTGGAACCTCCTACTGACAATACTAGACCAACAGATATAGATTTGAATAACTTACATATTCATACTGATGAGGGCATCTATAAAGGAACAATGCTTGATAAGAAAACTGCATTTGGTCTAAATCATAAGGGTAATCAAATCTTCATGAGAGGGTTTGATGGTAGTGATCCAACAATTGTTGATATAACAAAAAATAGTGTGACCATTCCAAATCACTTCTTTGTAACTGGTGAAGAAGTCACTTACACTTCTCCTGGTATTGGAAGTACTGCATCGATTGGTATTGGTACAACAGCAATTCCTGGTATTGGTGTTACTGATAAGTTACCAACATCTCTTTATGTTGTTGCTCCAAACAATAAGGAACTTAAATTTAGTAGTAGTGCGGAAAATTCTCTAAAATATGACCCCATCATTCTTGACATTGAATCTATAGGTAGTGGTGTTGGACACAGCATTACTTCCACAAAACAGGATCAAAAGGTTCTTCTTGCGATTGACAATATTGTCCAATCACCAATTGTTTCCTTTGGTATTACAGCCACTCTTGCGCAAGACGTTGTGTTTGAACAGGATATTCTTTTGTCTGGTATCACTTCAATCTTCACTGGTGACAATCTTCGTATTGGTAATGAGATTGTTATGGTTTCCTCTGTCGGAGTCGGTAATACAACATCAGTTAATGTTGTTAGAGCAAGAATGGGAACAGCTAGACATTCACACACTAATGGTGATCTGGTTGAGAAGTTGAGTGGTCAGTATAATATTATTGACAATACTGTGAATTTCGCATCTGCACCTAAGGGTCAAGAACCAATATCAACCAGTGCAAATGTTGATCCTGACAGTACTGATTGGACCGGTATTACTAGTACTTCATCTTTCCAAGGAAGATCTTTTATGAGATCCGGTATTGTGGGTACATCTGACGAAACATATACTCAGAACTACATATTTGATAATATCTCCTCTCAGTTTACTGGTATTGGAAGTGAATTTTCTATGAAGGTAGATGGTTCTGATGTCAGCGGTATTGCATCACATAATCCATTCATTGTTCTCAATGGTATAGTTCAACAACCAACAGGTTTACAACCATATTCACTTCAGGTTGGTGATTATAGAATGGCTGAGAATACTGGTGTTACCAGTATCACATTCACTGGTAATGGTGGATCACCAACAGGATATGATCCAAACAATGGAGAATATCCACTTGGTGGTTTGATGGTTTCTGTTGGTTCTATTGGCGGATTTGGATATCAACCTTTGGTTTCTGCTGGTGGTACTGCTATTGTTTCCTCTGCTGGAACAATCACGGGTATCGGTATTGGTAACAGTGGTTCAGGTTATAGATCTGGCATTCAAACAACTATTAATGTCAGTATTCAAACCTATAGTACTGGTATACCAAACATTGAGTTTATCGGAACTGCTGCTGTCAGTGGTGGTCACATCGTAGGTGTTGCCATAACTAACCCACAAGTATTCTACGTTCCAAGAAACATTTCCAATGTTGGTTATACCTCCATCACTGGTATTACAACAATTACAACATCTACTGCTCATGGTCTCTTATCGGGCGATGAAGTTAAGGTTACTGGTATATCATTTACCTGTAACTATCCAGGTTCTGGACCTGTCAACATCTCTAACTTTGTCTATGATAATGTTAGTGGTATTGCTACAGTAACAACAGCAACAGCACATAACCTCCAGACTAGTGGTCAAAAGAGTCAAGTTCTCTTTACTGGTATTGCAATGACTTGTGGTTTGGATGGTGGAGCAACAACTCACACCTATCCAAGAACAACAGATCCATACTATTGTGGATCTAAGGTCACGGCTGTCAATAGTGGCACAGAGTTTGAGACTAACGTTGGTGTTTCTACTGTACCTACCTTCTATCAGTCTGGAGGTATTGCACAACCTGTTCTCATCAGTCCTAGATCTACTGATCCAGCAGCTAACGGTATATCTGTAGTGGAAGTAATTGATTCCACGACATTTGTTATCAATAGTGGTATTTCGACCAGAAAACACTTCTACGCTAGATGTGGAAGTGTTGGAAAAACATATGATGTTGTATTTGATGATCCTTTGAATTATGAAAACATTCCTTTGAGTTATGCTCCTGGTTACGTTGGTTCTGGTCAAAGTGCAACTGTTGATATTGTAGTTGGGCAGGGATCAAGTGTTATTAACTTCATTCTTAGAAACTATGGTTTCGGATATGGTAATGGTGAAAGACTTGCATTTGAAGCTGGTGGAACTACTGGTATTCCTACTAATACAAGTTTGACATTTGAAAGTTTCCAACTTCTGATTGATGAAGTTTACGATGACAAGTTCAATTCTTGGTCTGTCGGTAATATAGAAGTCCTTGATACCCTTGATAATGAATTCGATGGATCTAAGACTAACTTCCAAATTACATTAACTGAACTTCCATATCCAATCGCAACCAGAGCTGGATCTTTAGTTGACATTGAACAAACATTGATCGTATTTATTAATGATATATTACAGATTCCTGGATCTGGATACATCTTCAACGGTGGAACTATTATTGAATTCACTGAAGCACCTAAGGTAGGTGATACTTCCAAGATTCTATTCTATAAAGGAACTGGTAGTACTGATGTTAGATTTGTTGATATTCTGGAGACTGTTAAACCTGGTGATACTCTTGATATTGACAATAAGCCAGAACTTGGTCAAAGTATTGTATTTGATGAAGATTTAAGAGTTGTTACTGGTATTAATACCGTTGATTCACTGTTCACCAATCCTTACAGTGGACCTGGTATTACAACCGATTCAAATTTCCTGAGACCTGTTACTTGGTGTAAGCAACTTGTTGATAAAGTTATTAATAATGTAGTTGTTGGTAAAGATAGAACTCATTATGAACCTTTGATCTATCCTTCATCATATTTAATTCAACCAGTATCCGCCGCCGCTACTTTTGCATACGTCGATACGATAGAACCTCTTTATGATGCAGAAAATGAATCCTATCGGAGAAATTTCCAGAATAGTATCATTATTACATCTCAAGATTCACTGGTTTCATCATCTGCTTCTGCAGTAGTTTCTGCTGCTGGAACAATCACATCTATCAATATTACCAACCCTGGTGTGGGTTATACACTTCCTCCACAGGTTACTATTTCCACACCTGTTGGAGTTGGAACAACACAAAGAGCATCTGCAACGACAAATGTTATTAATTATGGTGTGAATAGTGCTACAGTTATTAATCCTGGAACTGGATATACCTCATCTAATCCACCAGCCGTTCTCATTGAAACCCCAGATATTGTAAGAGAAAACATTCTTGTAGGTTCCTATGTTGGAGATTATGGTATAGTTGTTGCAATGGGAAGATCAACAGCTTCTGGACAAGATGAAATGATAGTTGATTTCTACATTCCTGAAACTTCGTTTATGAGAAATACTAGTGTCGTTGGAACAGCAGTTACTGTTAGTACACTTGATGTTGGTGATTATTTCACTATGTTCAACACAAATGTATCGATTTCTACTGCTGGAACCTTGGTTAGTGAGAGAATTGACGGATCACAAATTGCAATTACTACATCATTTGCGGATTCAGTTTATCAAGTTAGAAATGCAGCCACAGTTGAATCGGATGTAGTCGGTGTGGGTGTAACTTATGTGAGAAGAATGACATCAAATCTCACTGGTATTAGTAGTGGATCTTCTTTTGATAGTACTTTCATTACGTTTGACTCCACTATAGTTACATTTGATTCTAGGAACTTCCAGATTTTCACTGGTGGTATCAGTACATCTAACTGTATTGGTAATTATAGCTGGGGTAGAATTAATTTTGATAATAGAGTTGGAATAAGTACTTTTAATTTCTACGGAAATGATGGTTACTCAGGTATTTCAACTTCATCTTTGGTTGTTAGACGATCTCCTTTAAAATATGATAATTACGTTTAATATCATAAATAAATCTACAGGGAGATCTAGAAGTAATGTCAAAACTTGGAATTAATACTGGTACAACTGCTAATGATGATACTGGTGATTCTTTGTTAGATGGTGCAGTAAAAATCAATACCAATTTTAACGAACTTTACAGCCTTCTTGGTGATGGTAATACATTATCAGTTGGTGTTGTTACTGCAATCACTGCTGGATCAGGTATTGATGTTAGTAG